TGATTTCGGCGCCGCGCGTGCCGTCCTGGTAGAGCGCGGCGGAGATCTCGCCGACGCTCATGGTGCGCGGGACGACGTAGGGGATGAGCGGCGTTCGCGTCTCGGCGATGTCGCGCTCGAGCGTGTCGAGCGCGGCCCACAGGTCGCGCATCGACTCGATGATCGGCGCCGCCGTCTCATCGGGGCGCGAGAGCACCTTCAGCGTGCGGTCGGCCGTCTCGATCAGGTCCTTGCACTGCGCGACCTTCGCCGCGACCTGGTTGGCGGCGTCGCTCACCGCGTCGCCGACGGTCGAGATGGCGAGCGTGAGGTCCGTGATGCTGTCGAAGAGCGACGGACGCGGCTTCACCGGTTCGGCTGCGACCGTGAAGTCCTTGAGCAGCGCCGCCAGGTCCACCTTGGTGACCTGCACGAGCGCGTCGAACAGGAAGTCGTTGGTGGTGTCCTCGATGAACTTGAGGTGGACGTCTTCGCCGCTGCGGATCTTCGCGGCCATGATCTGCGACCAGTCGACGCACACCGCGGGGACGGTGCCGATGGTCGGGATGAGCAGCTCGCGCGTGAACTGCGCCTCGCCCAGCGTGCGGATCGCAGACAGCCCCTCGGGCCACAGGTTGGGCCAGCCGATCAGGTTGGCGTGAAACGGGATCGTGACGTCGATCTCGTACGCCTTGCGACCGAGCTTCTCGATCTTCGAGCCGGGCCGGTGCGGGTACTCGTGGAGCTTGTAGCGGATGCCCCCGTGCACGGTCATTTCGCGCACGGGGAACTCGACGCCGCCAAACGAGGCGCGTTGCAGTTCGTCGAAAACGGGCATCAGCGTGGGGTGCGACCAGTGGTCGGCGCGGCGGGCCCAGCGGTGGGCTGGTTGACGACCTCGACGCGCAGCGTCCCGCCCGTGAGCGCGGCGGTCATCTCGCGCAGCTGCGCCGCCATCGCGTCGCTCTGCTTGTCGATCGTCTGGCGCTCGGTCTTGATGGCCTCGCGGCCCTCGTCGCCACCGAACAGCGTCGCGCCTGCTCGAGCCAGGCCGATGCCGAACCCGTGCGCGCTGCTGTCGTTGGCCTCCTTGTCGGCCTTGAGCTTCTCGATGGCCGCACGAACCTTCGCCTCGGCCGCAGCGACGTCGGCCTCGGCCTGCGGGGACACGACGCCGCTCGCCTCCGACTGCGCCCTGCGCGCGCGCGCCTGCCTCAGCTCGCCGAGCGCGCCGGCCGCATCTGCGCCGCTAACTGCGACGCTGTTTTGCCTCTTCTCGCGGTCCTTGAACGCCTGATCGATCGCGATGGTGCCGGCCGTGTAGGCCGCGAGCGCCGCCGTGGCGATGCCGAGCGCGGCCGTGAAGGCGCCGACGGCGCCACCAGGGCCAAGGAACCCGCCGCCGCCCGGCGACGCGAACGCGCCGTTCTGCGGCGCGCCGATGCCAGCGAGCGCGGTCTTGCTGGCGAGGTGGCCGATGCTCTTCTCGACCGCCGCGCGCATCATCTCGCCGCCCAGGCTCTTGCCCATCGAGAGCGCGAGCCCGGCCGCGACCGCCTGGAACGGGTTGTCGCTGGCCCAGCTGACGATCCCGGCGAACTTCTCGACCAGGCCCCCGGCGTACTCGCCGAGCTTCTCGAGCTTCGGCGCTGCGCGTTCGAGCGCGTCGCCGATGTCCTTCTCGATCTTCGCCTTGAGCACGGCGGCCTTGCTGGCGCCGGTGCCCATCGCGGCCTTGTGGGAGTCTTTCAGCTCCTCGTCGCCCATGGCGGCGCCTTGCTTGAACTCCTTGAACTTGGCGCGGACCGCCGCGGTGCCCTTCTCGCCGCCGCCGGCGTCGCGATAGATCGACTCAAACCCCGCGACCGCGGAGCGCGCCCGCGTGTCCATGAACATCTTCTGCATCTGCTTGGGGTCGCCCTTCGTGGCGTCCAAGCTGTCGACGATGATGTCCTCGAGCGAGCGAACGCTGTTGTCCGCGTTGCGCGTCTTGACGCCGGCCTTGTCGAACTCCTTCGACCGCGCCCCCTTGTCGAAGGTCGCCATCAGCGACGACAGTGCGGTCGCCGCCTGCGGAGCCGACTTGTTGCCGCCTTGTGCGGAGCGCGCGACCTGCACGATCGCGCCGACTTCGCCCAGTGCGTCCGTGCGCGAGCCGCCGATCTTGGCAGCTGCCGCGCCGAGCGTCGCGCCGCTCTTCGCAAGGTCTTTGAGCTCGATCGCGCCGAGCTTGCCCTGCCCCGCCCACGTCCGCAGCACGGCCGAGATGTTCGGCCCTTTGTTCTCGATGTCGCCCATCGACGACGACACGTCGCCAGCGGCCGACACGAGGTCTTCCATGCTGGCCCCGGTCGCCTTCGCGACCATCGCCAGGTCGCCGATCACGTCCCGAGCGGTCTGCAGGTCGCCCGTCTTCGCGGTGAACGCCTGAAGGCCCGCCATCACGTCGCCCGGGTCTGCCCCGTTGGCGATCGCGACCTCCTGCGTCTGCTTCATCAGCGCGCGCGGGTCGACGCGGGCGCCGTTGCGCGCATCGCCCTTGATGTAGCCCGAGTTCGACAGGGCAGTGGCCTGCGACTCCAGCGCCATCCGCTGCTTCAGGCTGTTGCCGAGCGAGAAGTCGACGCCCGCGCCGCGCGCGAGGTCACCAGCGACACCGACCGCGCCGCGCACGGCGCCGCCGGCAGCGCGAACGGCGCCACCAGAGACACGGAGGGCGGCCGCGTCGGCGATGCGCTGGTGCCGGTTCTGCTCGCGTCGGTAGTCGCGCAGCAGGCTCGCGTTGTGCCGCAGCATCGCCGCGACGTGGCGCTTCTGCTCGCGTTCCTTCGCCGCGTTCTCCGCCTTCTGCTGGCGGACCGCGTCGCTCTCGCTGGGCGCGCGCGTTCGGTACGGGCTGCCGGTGCCCGCCTTCGCGAGCTCCTCGTTGACCTTCTGGCGGGCCTTCTTCGCGCCCTCGACGATCGGCTTGAAGATCCCCGCGCCCATGTTCGAGTCGACGGCGGCGCCGACGCGGATCTTGATGTTGGGCACGGGGTGTCAGCCTGAAACGCGAAGAGCCCGAAGTGCGCGACCGAGCAACCTGCGCGTGTCCGCGTCGATGTCGGCCCGTTCCGGGCTCGTGAGAATCGAAGCCAGCTCGACGACTTGCTCATCGGTCGCTGGCGGTGTGAGAGGCCCCTCGCTGTGAAGGTCCTCGATGCATTCGTAGAGCCACCGAACCGTTTCCGGCGTCAGGCGCTCTTCAATCTCGTCGTCGCCGCGCATGCCCAGCTCGGCGAGCGGGCGCGTGGCGTCGTTCGGGTCGCAGTGGGACAGGGCCACCGCGAACGCCATCAGCTTGCTGTTGAAGCGCTCGACCAGGCCCTCGACCGGCGAGTCGATGACGGAGTCAGCGGCGACGCGCTCAGCCGTCGCGACGTCGCGCGCCGACAGACGCCGAAGCCCGACCGCGAGGTCGTACCGCGGGCGCCGCGAGTAAGTCTCGGACCACCCATCAGGCCGTAGCGTGACCGTCTTCGTCGGGGGGCTCGAAAGCCTCGGACCGGCCATGCTTGCTCTCCTCCTTCAGACGGTCGTAGTCGTGGCGGTACCACCACCAGACTGCGACCTGAGCGTCTGTTGTGTCACAGCTTGCACAGCCAAAGTGCGCGCGTAGGTCCACTGCAAACCGGGCCCGCAACGCTCGAAAAAACGCATGCTCTCGTCGGCGTCCTCCGATGCCAGCGCGGCGATCCCGGCGATGAACTCCTCGGGGCTCTTTGCCTTCGAGCGGGGCGAGACGAGGTCCGCGAAGGTGGCGTGCGCCTGGTACAGGAACTGGATCGTGTCGCGATCGAGATCCCACACCTCCGACGACGACGAGAAGAACCTGTTGTCCGTCCCGTGCTCGAGCGCAGCAACCGCCAGCGTCTCGACCATGCGCGCGATGTCGAAGATCTCGTTTCCGATCTTCGGGTCCGACACGTCGCGGGCCTTCGCCTGCGCCGTGGCCGCACGAACGCACTCGGCTTCTTCGCTGGCCGACAGGGTCCGCAGGTGGATCTGCGGGCCGCTGTCGTCAGGAAGCGGGAACGTGATCGTCGTGCGAGCCCGCGCCCCCTTCGAGATGTCGCTGTAGCGACTCACGACAGGACGGGAGCGCCGCAGATCATCTCGACCGCGCCGGTGTGCGTGCCGCCCTGGAACTTCCACTCGCCCGAGAACGAGGTAACCTTGGCGTCGACGGTGTAGCTCTTCGATCCTCGCTGGAACTTGACCTTGCAGTAGCCATTCTGCAGGCACAGCCGGTCGAGCTTCTCCAGGGCAGCGGAACCGCCGACGACGATCACGGTCTGGATGCTGACCTTGCCGTGGATGGCGCCGTCGGTGCCGCCGATCCAGCCGCCGTCGACGATGACCTCTTCCGAGTCGTTGGTGAACGAGATGTTGCCGCCCGAGACGTTGGCGACCTTGGCGCCGTCGACGTAGATCGACGACGGCTTGATGCGAGAGGGCATGTGCTGTGCTCCTTCAGGCCGGCGTCACGTTTCGGATCGAAACGCCGACGCGGTGGTTGATGTACGCGGGGATGATCGGAGCCGTCGCGACCAGGTGCTTGCCGGTCGCGTTGAACAGCACCGTCGCCTGGTTGTTGGCGACGTCGGTGACCCAGTGCAGCGCTTCGAGGTCGGCGAGATCCTTGTTCAGGATGACGGCGTAGCCGCTCGGCGTGAGCGTGCTCTCCGGCGGGTCCGGGTCGCCCTCCTCGGGGTCGTCGGCGACGTACTCGTTCGCCGGCTGGACCTCGTACGCCCACTGGAACGCCCAGCGCTGCGAGATGCGGTCAGGGGTCTTCGCGCCGCCGACGTCCATCGTGCGGTAGTCGGTCGCCGCGCCGTTGAGGCAGCGCGTGGTGATGAACCGGGTCATCACGGCCTCGCCGCCGACGGTGTCGATCGGCGAAACGCCGTTCTCGAGCGCGGTCTCGATCTGGGTCTTGGTCGGGCGCTGCGCCTCGAACCGGTGCGGAGCCACGCCCCAGAGCTTCATGCTGTCGAAGCTCTTGTTCGGGTGCTCCTGGTCGCTCTCTTGCTTCTGCGCGGTCATCGCAGCCGCGACCACCGAGCTGTGCGACTCGCCCTCGTACATCCACATGGACGAGCCGCGCACGTCGTTGAGCGTCGTCGCCGCCAGCGATGCGGCCGTCGAGTACGAGCCGTTGACCGCGAACGAGTACGTCGTGTACCGCTGCGACCCCGCCGCGGCGCGCGACAGCACCCACGCCTCGATCAGCGCCGCGTTGGTCGCGTCGTTGTCCGAGAAGACGGCGTTGTCGTACTCGCCGGGGCTGAGCACCGCGAGCGCGTTGGTGACGTCGCGCGCGACCGCGCCGCCGGTGAACCGCTTGCCCAGCAGGGTCGTGCCCTGCGAGGTCATGGCGGTGCCGCCGGTGAGCGTCACGACGCAGCCGCTCGGCAAGAGCGACTGGTCGACGTAGCACGAGTGATCGTTGCCGCGCGGACCCTCGGTCTTGACCGTGAGCGTGGCGACTCCGAGCGCCGACGCGCCCGAGCAGAAGAGCCGCGTGCGGGCCTGGACGGCCGCTGCGATCTTCGCCGCGAGCGTGGTGGGCGTGTCGCTGGCCGAGACGCTGATCTCGATGTGGGCGCCCCCGGCGTAGTTGCCGCCGTCGAGGTCGAAGACGAGCGTGCCCGTCGTCGACCACGAGCCGGTGACCGTGAGCACCGCCGTCGCGGCCGTGGGCGTCGCGCCGTCGGCGACGGCCATCGCCTTGATGTTGACATTGATGCCGGGCTTGCTCAGCGCCGCGTAGCACATGCACGCGAGCTCGGAGCCTGCGCCGAAGTAGGTGTCCGCTTCGTCAGCGCTGCTGATGCTGGCGACCGTCACGTCAGGCGTGGCGGTGCCGCTCGACATGCCGCCGACGAGCAGCAGGTAGAGCGGCTGCGAGGCGAAGGAGATCGGCCCCGCTCCGTGCACCACCTCGGCGAAGAAGCCGGGCGATTTCGTGAGCGAGGTGTACCCGGTGAAGTATGCGATGGCCGACATGGATCAGGCTCCCGCGGTCGGCTGCGCCGCCGCTTTGGGGGTGGTCTTGGGCGCGCTCCACGCGACGCCGCAGGCGCGCGCGCTGGCCTCGTCGGCGGGGAAGAGCTCGCCGTCGCGGACGTGCCGCGCGATCGTCGCGATGCCCTCGGCGCCGAAGATCGACACCGGCGTCTTCTCGTCGAACGAGAAGCGGAACTTCCCGCGCGGAACGCCGGGGCGATTGGGGATGTCCCCGCCCTGCGGGACGAACGTGCGCACGGCGCCGATGAACGACTGTCCGTCGTCGGGCAGCGGGATGGCGCACGACGGGTTGCCGTCGGCGTCGCAAACGAACGACGGGTTCGGGAGCACCCGAATCGAGGGGAGGGCCATGTTGGTGTTGGGGCTCGCGATGAACGTCGCGGCGGCGTTGTGGTGGCGCGCGGGCGCCGGGTGGCTCAGCTGAACTCGAGGAAGACGGAGTGCGTCGGCAGCGCCTTGCCCGCGCCGGCCTTCGCGACCGTCAAGGTCAGGATGGTGCCGGCCGCCAGCGTCGCGCCGGTCAGCGCGCCCAGGGACACCTTGGTGAACTGGGCGATCGCGATGCCGCCCGTGACCGCAGACGTCGCCGAAGCCACCGTGGTGGCCGCGCCGCCCGCGCCGTCGCGCTTCTTGATCGTGATCGTCAGGTAGTCGGTGTCGTTGGCGACCACCGCAGCGTCGGCGCAGAGCTTGATCGCGCTGATGGTCATCGCGGCCTGGGCCTCGAAGATCGTGGTCTCCGCGGTGGCCGTGTTGGCGGCCGCATCCGCGGGGCGCGTGACGCACTGGGCTCGGGTGATGAGCGCGCCGACGTCGGCCGCTGCAGCGTCGAACTGCGTCTTCACCTGGCGCACCAGGGCGGTGCCGGTCAGGCCGTCGTTGACGGCGGTGGAGTCGATGGTGGTCGCCATGGGATCTTTCTCGCGGGGGTTTGGGGGAGCGCCCGCGCGCTCAGACTGGAAGCTCGAGCTCGGCGTAGACGAACGGGTCGCCGTTGCCGTCGAGCTCGGCGGTTTGGATCGTGACGCTGCCGGCGGCGCCCATCACATCCATGCCGCCGATGGTGTGCGCCTCCTCGATCACCAGCTCCATCTGGAGCGCCTCGTAGGATCGGCGCGGGCTCTCGTCGGCCATCTCGATCACCACCGGGAGGTGCGAGACGCGCCCGAGGCGCAGCGACCAGAAACCGGCCGTCGTCGTCAGGTTGGAGCCGTCGAGCGCAGCCCTCGCGGACGCGTCACCGGTGGCGATCCACGCGGGGTCGCGGTTGCGCTTCAGGAAGCCGTCGATGACAGCGACCACTGCGCGGGTGACGGGCGCCCGGCGCCGCTGGGGCTCCTGCTTGGCCGCGGGGAACACCCAGATCAGCTTGAGCGTGTCCGTCGCGATGCGGCGGTCTGCGGTCTGGTCGAACGACTCGATCGCGCTGCCGTCGCGCCACAGGAAGAGCGCGGGTAGGTCGCGCTCGGAGAAGACGACCTTGTTGGGGTCGTGCCCGAACGATGCGCGCACCGTCGGGATGTTGGGGGCGATGCCGGCGGCGCCCCAGGCCGTCGAGATGTGCGCGTTCAGCACGGCCTGGAACGCCTCGAGCAGCACGCCGATCACCGGGTCGCCAACGGGCTGATCGGCAGCCGGCACAGCGACCGGGATCGCGAGCAGTCCGTAGGTGTCGGCGACGGTCACTTGTTGAACACGATGTCCGAAGCCATCTGCGCGCCCGCTTCGATCTCGGCGGCGAGCACCGCTTCGGCCTTGTGGTAGGCGAGCCCGGCGAATCCGTAGGCGGGCGTGCCCGGGTGGTTCACGCGCTTGCCGACGAACAGGCCGCCGATCTTCGGCCAGTCGAAAACCAGGTTCGGCTTGCGCCGTGCCTCGATCACGTGCGGCCGAGTGCCGGCGTCGACGTACGACGCGTACTTGACCGGCCACGACATCTCACCGACGGCGCCATCGGCGAGCCGGACCAGGACCGTGCCGCTCGCCGACTGTGTCAGCTGCCCGGTTCGGTCCTTGTACCGGCGGCGCGTGACCGCCTCGCGCACGCCTGCCTTCACGGCCGCCTCGACGGCCTGGTGGACGGCTCGCACGAGGTGTTGCTCGTACGCGTGGCAAGCTGCCTCGATCTCGGAGAGGTCGAAGTCGACGAAGGCGGACATGGGCTAGAAGTCGCCGAGGTTGTCGGTGCCGTCGTCCTCGGGGACGATGGTGCGCGGGCCGCTCGAGGTGATGACGCCGCCCTTCGTGACGTCGCCCCCCGTCAGCGTGTCGGCGGGGAGCTTCTGCACGTCGGTGACGATGCGCTCCATGCGCTGCTTCGCGCGTTCCCACGCCGTGTCGCGGTCCTTCTCGACGCCGTACGTGCGCACGTACTCGGGCGCGCGTTGGTACGACAGCGACCGCGCGAAGTCGCGCGCGGCCAGCTTGAGGATCTGCGGCACGGTGCCGGTGATCGGCAGTTCGTCGACGAACGCGCGAGGGAGGTAGGAGTAAACCTCCGCCTCGGCGTCCGCGATGATCTGCTCGACCACCAGCTGGTCGGTGGCGCCGTCGCCGTCGTCGTCGAACAGGGCCACCGCCACCGTGTCGCCGCCCAGGTACCTGATCAGCTCGGCAGCGGTGACGAGGGCCATGGGTCAGCCCTTCGGCTTCTCGGCCGCCTTCGGCTTCTCGACCGCCTCTTTGGCGACACCGAGGCCGATGAGGCGGATCGAGTCGTCGAGGTCGACGGAGAACTCCCCGCCCGGCTCGACGGTGCCGTCGGAGCCGAGCGAGATCGGGCTGACCGCGACGAGCTTGACCGTGGCGGCCGAGCTCACTGGTACGCGTCCTTGATGAGGCCGCCGACGACGTTCGAGGTCATGACCTCGATGTCGTTGTGGGCCATGACGATCTTCTCGCCGCCGCGGCCGCCGCGGTCCTGCACGAAGAACTTCCGGACCATCATGCCGCCCTGGAACGACCCATCCGGCGAGTTGCCGCCGAGCCACCGGAACGTCATGCCCGTGGCGACGTCGAGGCCGCTGCGCGGGGGCAGCTCTTCCTGGTGCAGGAGCACCACGTCGTTGCCCCACACGTACGTCATCGCCGACGACGTGGTGGGCTTGTACTTCTGGCGCGCGACGATGATCGGCGGGAGGCCGAGGCGCGTCGCGAACTGGTTCGGATCACCCATGGGCAGCGCGGGCGCGCCGTCCTTGTACTTCAGGTAGTCCTGGACCACGGAGTTGCGGAGCCAGGCGTTCGACACCTTCTCCGACATGATGATGTGCGTGACGGGGAGCGCGCTGTTCTCGATCCGCGTGTGCAGGTCGAGAATCGGGTTGCTCGACGCGCCGCCGTTCCACTTCGCGCCGGCCACGACCGTCGCGTAGTTGTTGCTGTTCCAGTTCGCGGTCGTGGTCAGCTTCGCGGCGACGCGCAACTCGCGCGCCAGGCGGAGCTTGTTGTCGACGAGGCGCATGAACGCCGTCGGGATGACGAGCGCGCCGTCGGCGTTCGCCACGAGGTCGTTGGGCACGAACGCGCCGAGCGCGTATGGCACCACCGTGTAGCTCGTGTTGCTCAGCGTCGGCGACACCTCGGGCACCGCGCCCTGGTCGCTGCCGACCTGGGCCGTCACCGCCTGGAAGGCGTTGGTGTCCGACCAGGTGTAGTACTTGTCCGTGTCCTTCGCGACCATGAGCACGGGCATCGCGAGATCCGCGCACCCTTCCGCCAAGCGGTAGCCCGCCTGGTAGTTGCCCATCGGCGACGCCTGGTGGACGTCGGACGAGCCGAGGTCCATCTTGACGACCACCTCGTCGCCGCTCTCGTCGGCCATGCCGATCGCACCCTTGTCGGTGCGCAGCGACACGGGGCCGCCGATCTCACGCGCCATCTTGCGATAGTGCATGTCCGCGAAACACGCGGCGAGCGTGCGCTCGTCGGCGAGCCTCGAGCGGTACGAACCCTGCGGGGTCGCGTGGCCGGTGACCTTGCCGCTGTCGTCGCGGATGGTCCCGTCCTTGAGGTCGATGTGCTGAACCGCGCCCGACTCTTCGTCGCGGAAAACGATCACGTTGCCGTCCATGGTGTCTGTTCCTTCGTCTCAGGGAGCCGAGAGCATCAGACGGACCAGGATGGTCTCGTTGGCGCCGGCCGCAGTTTCGAGCGCGATGCCGACGACGCTGTCCGTCGCGGCTGCTCGGGTTTGGATCTTGCCCAGCGTCGCCGCAGGGCCGACCACGTCGCCGGCCGTGATGGCCGCCGCGCTCGTCAACGCGATGACGCCGTCGCACTGGATCGAACCCGGCTTGCCGTCGGCGATGTCTGCCACCGGCACACCACAGACGACGTCCGTGGTAGCGCTGGGCACAGCCACGCCGGGCGATTGCGTGGAGCTGACCAGGTGGCTGGCGTCGTACTTCACGACGCGGCCAGCGGTGAGCGTGGCCCCGGTGGCGTTCCACACCGGGAGATGGCCGCTGAGCGGCGTGCGAGGATTGAGGCTGTTGACGGACATGGATCAGCCGCCTTTCTTGGTGTGGTCAGCGATCATGCGCTGGGCCTTGTTGATGGCCGCGTCGAGCGACAGGCCGGGGGTCTTCTTCTGGAGCTCGCGCGCGGTCAGCAAGACGTCGGCCTTGCCCTTCGGCGCGCCGGCTTCCGCCGCGGGGGCGACGTCGCCAGTGGTGATGCGCTTGCCGAGGTCGCGGTGCGCGGGGTCCACGCGCGGGTAGAGCCGGCGGAACGCGTCCGGGCTCGACGACAGCAACAGGACCAGGTCGGCCTTGTCGCTCGCCTTGATGCCCTTCGCGGCACCGTGCGCGGCGATGGCCTCGTCGACCTCGCGGTCGCGGTCGGCGGCGTCGCGCTTGTCGGCGTCCGCCTTCAGCTTCGCCACCTCCGCCTGGAGGGTGGAGATCTCGGCGTCCTTCGCCTTGATGGTCAGCTCGGCCTCGGCCTTGGCGGCGCTCAGCGCGACGTTGGGATCGCTCATGGTGTGTGTGTCCTTTTCCGCGCCGCTGTTCGCGGCTTCGTCCTTGGCCGTGAGGCCGTGTTCCTGCTCGAGGTGCTCCTCGATGGCGCCCTCGATCATCTCGCCCACGACCTCGAGCACTTCGAGGAAGGAGCTGGACTCCATGCCCAGTCGCACGCGCATCGGCGCCACGAACTCGGACACGTCGTCGCCCGCCTTGCACAGCGCCGAAAGTCGCGCGAGGCGCGCCTTGATCTCGTCGGGGGCGCTCAGCTTGTGGGCGCCAAGCGCGCTGCAGAGCCAGTCCTTGAAGGCCGCCTCTTCGTCGTCGGCCATGTCGCGCGCGGTGAGCGGCGCCATGCCGTCGAGAAACGGGTTGTTGGTCAGCGCGCCCGAGGTCATGCGCGCGCCGATCGGCTTGCCCGTCACGCGGTCGCGGCTGTTGAAGCGGATCGCCGGGCTGAAGAACTTGTACTGCCCGCTCTTCACGTACTCGCGCGCTCGAGGCAGCCACTCGACGAGGCCCCAGAGGGTGCCGTCGTCCTTGGGCGCCAAATCGATGATCCAGCCCTGCGCCGGGGCGCCCGTCTCGGGAACGGACCCCTCTGTCGCGTCCGCCTCGCTGGCGTGCTCGAAGTCGATCGGGATGCGCTGGTTGGCGGTCGACTTGAAGTTGGCGACGATTTCGCTGAACACCCTCGCGTTGAGCTCGAACTCTCCCGCGCTGTGTCCCTTGAACTTTCCAGGCTTGGCGACCTGGATCCACACCGGGCGATCGCTCGCTTCGCGGCACTCGATGCCGAGCTCGACGCCGGGGGCGCGCTCGACGTCGCTCATGTTGTGCGAGACCGAGAAGCGGCCGCCGGGCGACGCGAAGGAGATCTTCAGCGCGCGCATGCGCCTCTTCTTCTTCGCGGCGGGCGAGAGCGCACCGGGCTGGTGCACGTCCGCCGAGCCGAGATCCATGTTGGTCGTCATTCGTCCTTCTTCTCGTCGTCGTCGTCTTCGTCGTCCGCGTCGTCGCCCTCGGACTCGTCGTCGTCTTCGTCCGGCTCGTCGCCGGGCATCGTCTGCGGCCTCGCCGAGCCCAGCGCGCGGGGGGCGCCGGTCTCGTTCGGGACCAGCTTCACGCCGCAGCGCTCGGCGATGTCGTCGGCGTCGACGGGCGCGCCGCGATCGGAGAGCTTGCCGGCGGTGTCGGCCAGGATGCCCGGGTCGAGCTTCGGCTGAACGCCGACCGTGATCATGGGCACCAAGTGCTCGCGGCCCGGCGCGTTGAGGCGCACGATCGGCAGCGCGAGCTGCCATCGCAGGCAGTCGGCGAGCACCTCGGCGTCAGACGCCAGGAGGCGAAGCGTGCCGCGCTCCTGGACCGTGCCGAGCGCCTGCGTGCCCTTGTTGCCCGCCTGCGTGGTGAGCGTGTTCGTCAGAGCCGCTTTCGAGTTCTGGGAGTCGCACTCCTCGATGAGCGCCTCGATGAGTGAGCGCGTGCCCGACGTCATCACGCGCTCCATCACGACCTTGATCGAGTCGGGGATGACGGCGCTCGACAGGAGCCCGTTGCCCATCGCTCGCATGGCCTCGTTGGCCCGCGCGAGATCGGCGTCGTTGGCCGCTCGCGGCACGCCGTCGTTGGAGGTCGAGTACGTCGCGAACGTCCACGGCTTGCCGTAGCGCTCGGCCGCGCCTGCGAAGTTGCGCAGGCCCATCAGCTTGAGGGTCGAGTACCACGAGGTGACTCGACCGATGCCGTCGCGCGTGGGGTACTCACACAGCGGCGACGGGGTGTAGATCAGGAACTTGTTCGGGTAGTTGGCCGGGTTGATCCCGAACAGCCGCGACGTGGGCCAGTCCTCGACCGAGCCCCACCCGCGCACCATGCCCTGGTCCCAGATGCGGATGTCCCAGTCGCCCGGGTTGGGGTACTGCAGCCGCCGGGTGTGGATGAAGTGCAGCCGCGACGGCAGCCATTCCCCAGCGTGGATCGACCAGGTGATCTCCTCCGCGGAGACGCCAGCGTAGAGGCCGATGCTGTGCAGCCGGCGCTTGGCCAGCCCGAAGTCGCTGATGTTGTCGAGCCCTCGCCGCACGAGGTCGGCGAGCCGCGCCGCTTCGTCGCGTTCGCTCTCGTCGCACTCGCACGGGGTCACCGTGAGCGGCTGCGACGTGACGCCGAGCGCGCGCTGCGTGTGGACCGACACCAGGTGCGCGTCGCGCTCCCGGAGCTCGGTCAGCGCGTCGACGTACTGGAGGCGGTAGCCGCTCGTCGCGAGCCGCATCACGCTCGACAGGTGCGCGAGGGTGAGGTTGCTCCCCAGGACCGACGGGTAGCGGTCCTGGACCGGCCACGGTGCCAGCCTGGCGTCGGGCGCGGGCGTCGGGTCGCCCGACCGAATCGGGGCCGGGAACGGGTCGGGGAGAACGACCGGCACCGACGGGGCGGGGGCCGCCGTTGGACGGTGCGAGATCATGGTCAGTAGATGCCGGAGGTCTCGACGTCGGAGGTGTAAACGCCGTCGCGCTGGGGCTTGGTGGGCATCGGCTCGCCACACAGGAAGTTGAAAGCGTCCGCGCTGGCGTCGACTTGGTCGTCAAACGACCCGTCCGGGAATCCCTCGAGCTCGCCGACGTATGCGTCGGCCCAGCGCCCAAGGAGACACGCGACGTTGCCCTCGGTCCACTGCGTGGAGAAGGCGCCCGCTCGCGTGATCTTGTCGCCCGTGGGCCGCTCGAACTCAACGCGGTAGCCGGCCAGCATGCGCGCGTAGTTCGCACGCTGGTCGACGCCCGCCTGTCCGGGGTCTTGCGGCAGCCTGATGGTCACCGCGCGGCCGTCCAGCTCGGCGGTCGCGAGGATGGTCGCCTTGACCTCGGCAGGGGCGCCACGGAGGCGCACGACATCGAGGACGGCGAACGTCCCGTCCGACAGGCGCGCCATGAGCACGCCCACCGTCCAGTCGCCATCGACCGTCGCCGCGAGGTCCCATGCTCGGACCAGCTGCACGATGTCGCGCGGCCGCTCGGTGAGCCACCGCTTGACGTGGGCGCGCTTGAAGTATTTGCCGGCGCCGGGCTGGACTAGCCAGTCGCCGTTGAGCAGCTGCTCCCGGCGCACCGGGTCAAGGTCCATCAACTGCGCTCGATACTCGGCGCCGATGTGCGGGTTGTCCGTCAGCCGTGCCGGGATGAACTGCCGCGAGAGCGCGTCTGGCGCGCCGCGCGCCGTCTCCTCGTCGCCGCGGTACCAGCGGACCTCATTGGGCGCCGCCGGCCGCTCGTGCCTTGGGTTGAGCCACGCTCCGAACCGGCTGAACACCCACTCGGCGCCTTCGCCGCCTGGGTTCGTCGTCGCCCTGCTGTAGAGCGGGAGCGTTGGGTCCGTGCTTCGGATGCGCGCCCGGATCCCACGGTACTGACGCTCCGTGAAGTGCGTCAGCTCCTCGAAGATCACGAGGTTGAACTCGAAGCCGTCGTAGTTGGCGACGTCGTGCTCGTGCTCGCAGTGGTTGAGCCACAGCTGAGCGCCGGACGGGAACCGCCAGATCGTCTTGGGCGACTGAACCAGGTGCCCGCCGAAGTGCGGATAGAGCGCCCTGGACTTGTCGATCGCGTCGCTGAGGTACTTCGCCTCGCGTCGCAGGAACAGCGCGCGGAAGGCGCCGTTGTGAATCCACTTCAGCGGGAGCGCGACCGAGGCCGCGGATTTGCCGCCGCCTGCTGCGCCGCCGTACAGCACCTCACTCGCCGTCGAGGCGAGAAACTTAGTCTGCGGCCCCGCGTTCGGGCGCCACAGGATCTGCTGAGCCTGAGTCATCTTCCGCCGGGAACAGCACGACCTTGGCGACCTCGACCTTCACCGGGCCACCGTCGCGCCCAGCG